GGTTGATGAAGCGTTACGCCCCAGTCAGATCGCTAGAAATAATCCGTTGTTGTCTATGTGGTCGACTGCTGGCGATGAGTCAAGCGCCGCCATGATTCAGTTTCGGGAACAGGCCATTAGTGAGATTGACAACGGCAGTACCGGCAACGTCTATTTTGCGGAATACAGCATGGCGCCTGGCAGTGACCCCCCACTAGAAACCAACTGGGTAATGGCCAACCCTGCGATGGGTCAAACCGTGACAGTCGAAGCATTACGGGCTGTCAGTAAAAAAGACAGTTTTCTACGGGCACACTTGAACATGTGGGTTTCGGCCCGTGGTGCCTGGCTTCAGCCTGGCGTTTGGGACAAACAAAAGACTGACCAACCTATGCCGCCTGGTGGCGTGTTGGCTGTTGACACTGATTTAACTGACGGGCGTTATGTGGGCGTCAGGTCATCAGTGCTTGAATCCAAAGCCCATGTGTGTGTTGAATTTATGGTGGATACCGAAGACCAAATGTGGGAAGAAATAGAACGGGTCATGGCAGACACCGCTACCAATTTGGTCATTACGCCAGCCTTGCATTTGCATTTGCCAAAATCTTTGGAACGCCGAAGTAGCGTCATTGGTTACGGCGAACTGTTGAAGTATTCGGGCCTAATTCAAAAAATGATTGTTGAAGGCAAAGTAAGGCACCGTGGTGAACTGTCTTTGGCTGAACATGTCAACCGTGCAGTGCTTACTAAAACGGGCGGTGGCGTTGTTCTCAGTTCACAAAAGTCCCCAGGCCCTATCGAATTGTGCCGGTGCATGGCATGGGCCATTGCCGAATCTTCACGCCCCAAAGTTGTTGGCAAACCAATGTTTGCTGTATCTACGACACCGTAAAGCCCTGCCACGCTAATGTTTCAGTAGTCCCTGTCCTGCGTCGGGCAGGGCAGGGACACCCCCGATAGGAAAACATCATGGGATTATTTAGCACTAACAAAGTGAATAAGGCGCAGATTTCGCCCCAGCCTGAACCGACTGTGCAAGCAGCTGCAGTTGGTGGTGCTTACTATTCTTCACAAGTCGCTGGCCCAAACCTGATTGGTGATTGGTGGTCTTACCAGGCTGGCGTCATGCGCAACCGTGCAATGTCCGTTGCTGCCATTTCCCGTTCCCGTGACCTGATGGCTTCACCGCTGGCCAGCATGAAACTAAAAATGTGTACCGAAATTTGGAATGAAGAAGAAGGCGAAATGGAAGAAGTGCCATTGGCGCCCCGTTCCTGGCTTCGACAACTAGACCCCGAAATGCCAAACAACTTTTTGTTTCCATGGATTTTTGACGACCTTTTCATGTTCGGAAGGTGCTTTCTTTACATCACCAGTAGAACAAAAGATGGTTACATGGCTTCGGCCACCCGTTTGCCGCAAGGTTCAATTACGACGCCCGACGCAAATCCGCCAGTGTGGTTCGGTAAAAGCAAAGAAATATTTTTCAACGGTGGCGCCATAGACCCCAAAGATGTTGTGCAGATTTACAGCCCAACACAAGGCATGATTTACATGTCAGAACAAACTATTGCAACATCGTTAAAACTTGAAGAAGCCAGATATCGCAATAGTTCTAGTGCCATTCCTGCTGGCGTACTTAAACAAACTGGCGGTGAACCGTTGTCAGCAACTGAACTTGCCGCACTGGCCGAAGCGTTCAACCAGGCACGGGCAACTAATCAAACTGCTGCACTAAACGAATTTTTGACCTACACAGAAACAAACGCAACACCCGACAAAATGCTGTTGATTGACGCCGCCGAATATCAAAGCCGTGAAATCGCTAACTTGTGCAATGTACCCCCGTATCTATTGGGTATTTCGACAGGTAGTTACGCCTACACAAATAGCCAGGGCGCAAAATCTGACCTTTGGACTTTCGGCCTGTCAATGTACGCCGAAGCAATCGTGGCCGCATTATCACAACAACTGCCCCGTGGCACCTATGTTAAATGGGATACCGCAGACTTTTTAGAAACAGAAAAAGAAGATTACGCAGTCATGCAACCAATGACTGAAGAAACAGAACCACAAGAAAACACACAGGAAGATTTGGCATGATTCGATTTACTTCAAACACATTTGCTTTAGAAGCTGCAGGCCCTAACGGTGAAGAACGCCGCACCATTACAGGTATTGCGGTGCCGTACAACACTTTTGCAACTGTCAGCGATGGCACCACCGTACAGTTTGCGCCTGGCAGTTTGCCTGTTGACGGTAAAGCACCACGGCTGTACATGTACCACGACTCAACGCAGGCGGTTGGTTTGGTTTCAGAGCGTGTTGACAGCCCAGAAGCCATGTATTTCACAGCCAAAGTTTCTAACACCCGTGCCGGTGATGAAGCCCTAGTGCTTGCCAGTGACGGTGTTATTGACAGCGTTTCGGTTGGTGTCAACCCAACAGAATTTAAGTATGACGATCAAGGCAACATGACCATTTTGGCTGCGGACTGGGTTGAGTTATCCCTTGTCCCCACGCCTGCTTTTGCTGGTGCTACGATCAGTCAAGTAGCGGCGGAAGCGCCACAAGTCGAAACACCAAAGGAAGAACCAAAAATGGAAACCAGCCCCGCAGTTGTTGAAGAAGTCGCAATTCCCACGGCACCAATTTTTGCCCAGGCAAAGCGTGAACCACGCCTGCCGAACGCTGCAGAATTCGTGGCCGCAATGCACAAGGGTGGCGTTGAAGCCGCCAACGCACAAAAGGTTTGGAACGACTACCGCAGTTACCACCAGTCAGATATCGCAGCTGCCGCTGGCGATGTCACCACTGGCAACGTGCCTGGTGTAATTCCCGTGCCGATTCTCGGCCCAGTGTTTGCCGATATCAACTACATTTCGCCATTGCTTACCGCAGTCGGTACCCGTGCAATGCCAGGCGGCGGCGCAGGCGCTACCTTTATTCGCCCGACTTGGACAACCCACCCGTCAGTCGCAGAACAATCGGCACAGTTTGACGCAGTATCGGCAACCACCAGCGTGATTGCCGCTAACACCGTCACTAAGAAAACTTTCGCTGGCAGCACCACCTTGTCGTACCAGACGGTGGCGTTCAGTGACCCCGCCGCCATGGCAATCATCATGCAAGACCTTGCAGGCCAATACCTGCTTGCTATCGACAACTACGCATGTGACACCCTTGTGTCAAGCGCAACCAGCGATGGTGTTTGGGACTTGTCAGTCACCGACTTGCTGAAGTCAATCTACGACTGCGCAGTCACCACGGTTGCCGCCACCAACTACTTGCCAACCCATATCGCAGTAGACCCAGCCACCTGGGGGTTGATGATGCAGCTTGTCGACTCGACAAACCGACCGATTTTTGGTTACACCGGCGGTGGCCTGAACGGTTACAACACCATTGGTAAGGGTGACGCAACTTCATGGCAAGGTTCAAACCCGTTGGGCTTGCAGATCATCGTTGACAAGAATTTCGCCGCTAAGACCATGGTCATTTTTAACGCCAACGCTTACGAAATCTACCGTCAAGACCAGGGCTTGCTCAGTGTTGAAAACCCCACCACGGTTTCACGCACCATGTCGATGTACGGTTACGCAGCAGTCTTTGCTGCTAACTCAAGCATGATTCGCAAGATCACCCAGGCCTGATTCCGAAAGGCGGTTAGCCGCCTATGGCTACATACCAAATCACTTTCAAGCAGCGGTTGGATAACTATGTGGTTGTCCAAACGCTGACTGAACCTGACGTGGCGATTGGGCAACCTGTCACCATTGCAGGATTGACTGACCCACCTAACGGCAGTTATACCGTCTACGCATTACCTGAGTACTACTTCATTGGTGTCGACTCACAAGGTGACTTGCTGTTTGATTACAACTGGTCAATACCTAACCAGGTCATGTTCTATGAAGCAGGCGATGACATTACCCGTGGCGCTGTCACTGGTGGCACCCTGCAGTACACGCAGACATGCACATGGATTACAGGCACCCAGATTGGTACATGGTTGGGCATTGCGTTGGCAAGCGTTGATGAAACAGCGTTTCTTGCGCAGTGTGCGACAAGCGCCAACAATTTCATATATCGCAGACGTCAAGAGTCAGGGTATACGGACTCTTTAACCAGCGCCCCCAGCGGTGATGTCGAATTGGCCACGATCATGATGGGCGGTTCGATTTACAGACAGCGTGGCGCCATTGACCAATTTGCTAGTTTTAGCGATATGGGCACAGCTGCAGTTACAGGCCTGTCACCACTGATCAAACAGTTAGCCGGTATCCCACGGCCTGCGGTTGCGTAATGGCATACACCGATCTGTTCAATGAAGCCATAGATGATCTTGCGACAACGCTGGCAACGATCACTGGCATGCGTGTGGTGTTTGACCCTGAGAAGATCAACCCACCATGCGTGTTCATTGACGCACCCAGTTTTGACGCCTTTAACTACAACATTGTCACCATGAATTTTTCGGTAAAAGTAGTGACACTAGGGCCAGGCAATTTGGACGGCTTACGCAACGTTTTAAGCATGTGTGCGCAGGTGCTAGCAAAGAATGTGGCTGTGAAATCTGGGCGCCCTGGCTATGTGCCAATTGGTGGCCAGACTTTTGCCGCTTATGACTTATCCATTGACGTACAAGCACAGACAGGTTGAAAATGAAATACACAATCATTAGTGAACGTATTGGCACCGTTGGCACAGAATTTGTGCCTGGTGCAGGTACCAACATTGAAGCGTTACTCAAACACGGTTTTATCAAATCTGATGAACCCGTTAACGACAGCCCAGCCCCAAAATCTGCTAAAACTAAAGCACCAGCAAAAAAGGATTAACTCATGGCAACTTCAACATACCTTTCAAACCCAGGCGTAATGGTCAACTCAATTTCGTTGACTGATCAGTGCACCAGCTGCACCGTCACCAACCGTGCTTCGGCGTTGGAATCAACGGCGTTTGGTTCTACTTCAAGGGTGTACGTGGCTGGGCTTTTTGATCAGGAAATCAGCATGGAGTTATACATGTCCTATGCGGCCAGCGAAACTTACGCAACGCTTGCCAGCCTTGTGGGCACGACCACCACAGTGAAAGTTTCAAACACTGTTGCAGGCTTGACCACGGCCAGCCCCACAGAACCCCGCTTTGAATTGGTAGGGGCGTATCTTGAAGAATTACCAGTGATCGACGCAACCATGGGCGAACTTAGCACCATCAGTATCACTTTTAAGGGTGGCGTTCTTACCACCGTAGTTTCCTGATCTCAACATAAACAGCAAAGGCCCGACATGCAACTAACACTTAGAGTCGACCAGGGCGAAGGCCCAGTTGAAGTAAGCACCAACCTTTTCACCATTGTTTCGTGGGAACGCAAGTTCAAGCGTAAGGCTTCAGACATGTCTAACGGCATTGGTATTGAAGACCTGGCATATCTAGCCCACCAGGCATGCCAACAACACGGCGTTGTCGTGCCGGTGGTTCTAGATGATTTCATCAAGAAGCTGGTGGTGCTTGAAGTAGTCAGCGATGAACCCGACCGCCCTACCTTGCCAGTACCTACCGACACGCACTAGCGCAACTGCTTGCGGCGACAGGGTACTGGCCACCTGAAGTAGAGTTTGACATTAACGACCTAACAACAGTTATAAAGGTCATCAACGAAAGCCGAAAGTAGCCATGTCGTATGTCAACACAACACTGCAAGTTGTAGGTGTTAAAGAAGCGTTGGCATATTTAAACGGTGTCGACAAAACTTATCGGCGTGAGATCACACGGCAATACGCCGCAATCGTTGAACCAATCGTTAAAGACGCACAAGCCCATTTGCCTGGTACCGCCCCAATGTCAGGTTGGAAACGCCAATACAACGTTGGTGGTCAAGCCAAAGCCGAAGCCAAAGGGCAGACTTCACGCCTTGTGGGCCGTGGTACTCAACGAGATTTATACAGCAAAGCCGCACCCGACCCCACCAGCCTTTTGCCGTGGAATGGTGAAAAACAAGCCAAACTTATTAAACCGTTTGTGTCAGGCAAGAAATCTAAAGCCAACACGTTTGGTTTGAAATGGAACAGCAAAGGCGCCGCACTTTTCGACTTGTCAGGCCGTGCCAAAACGCCACAAGGTGAACAAATGATTACTGTACTGGGTGCCAGATTTGGAAGCCCTAGCCGTGTCATGTGGAAGTCGTACGAACGTGCCGCACCAGAGCTGCAAGACAACATGAAAAAGTTGATTGAAGAAATTATGCGAAGCGTTAACCAACATATGAAGGTGATCTAATGGCTATTTCAATTCCGATAGTCACAGAACTAAACGCCAAAGGCATTGACCGTGCAATTAGGGAATTTAAAAACCTAGAGACAGCAGGACAAAAAGCACAGTTCGCTATTAGTAAAGCCGCAGTGCCAGCAACTGCCGCTTTGGGTTTCTTAGCGGTTGCAGGTGGCGACGCCGTTAAAGCGTTCATGGAAGATGACAAGGCCGCACAACTACTTGCCACAAGCCTTCAAAACACCACGGGTGCAACTGACGCCCAGATTGCCAGCGTAGAAAAGTTCATTACGCAAACTTCAATAGCCGCCGCCGTGTCTGACGATGAATTACGGCCAGCATTAGACAAACTTGTCCGTGGTACTGGTGACGTCACCAAAGCACAAGACTTACTAGGACTCGCCTTAGACATTTCTGCCGGTACAGGCAAAGACTTAGGTGCTGTATCTGACGCCCTGTCAAAGGCTTTTAACGGGCAATTAGGCCCACTAAAGAAACTTGACCCAGCCCTGGCAGGTTTGATTGAAAACGGCGCAACTACTGATGAAGTGTTTGCTGCGTTGGCTGGCACATTTAAGGGTGCCGCTTCGACTTCAGCCAATACTGCTTCAGGCAAAATGAAATCGTTTTCTATTCAGATGGGCGAATTCAAAGAATCTGTTGGTGCGGCAATCTTGCCAATAGTAGAAAAACTGTTGCCAGCGTTTCAGGCCATGGGTGATTGGATTAGTAACAATGTTGGTTTGGTTGTCACCCTGGGTGCTGTCATTGGTGGCATTGCCGCAGCTGTCGTTTTGACTAACGCCGCCATGGCCGCATGGAACGCCTTAACCGTAATCACTTCTGCTGTAAACGCAATCCTTGCGACATCGTTTAGTGCCTTGTGGGTGGCCACTGGTGCAGTCGTTATTTTGGGAATTATTGCCGCCCTGATTGCTTTGCAAATGAAGTTTGACATTTTCGGTATTGCCATTGACGCAATCAAAATTGGATTTGACAAACTGTGGGGCGCTATCAAATGGGTTTTTGATTGGGTGAAAAACAACTGGCCGTTGTTACTCGCAATCATTACAGGCCCGTTTGGTTTAGCCATTGCATTTGTGGTCAAGTTCAAAGATGACATTATGAACATGTTCAGCCTGATCTATTCCGGCATAAAAGCAACCATGGGTTTTGTTGCCGATGTAATCACAGCGCCGTTTAAAACAGCGTTTAGAGCTGTCGCAGGACTGTGGAACAACACCATAGGCAAACTGTCTTTTACTGTTCCATCATGGGTTCCTGGTTTTGGTGGCAAGGGATTCGATGTGCCAGACATTCCCATGCTTGCCGAAGGTGGCATAGTCACAAGTCCCACATTGGCAATGATTGGTGAAGGCCGTGGCCCTGAAGCCGTTATCCCGTTGTCAAAATTGGGCAGTATGGGTTTTGGTGGCGGTGGCAATATCACTGTCAATGTGAACGGTGGCGACCCTAACAGCATTGTTAGAGCACTACAGCAATATGTACGCCAGTCAGGCCCAGTGCCTGTAAACACTAGGGCCATGTAATGCCGAAGATGACATGGAGAGTTTCAACTGACGGTGGCGGAACAGTTTTTACAGACCGCATTTTGTCAATGAACATTACACAGGGCCGTGAAAAGTATTTAGACACTTATTCGGGTGGGCAGTGTGTCATCACCATTAACAACAGCGGTAATTACGCCAATGGGCTTACCTATGGAAAAAATATTAACGTCACAGGTTATTACGCTTCAGGCGACTTTAACTGTGATTTTTGGGTGCAAGAAGTTGTTTATAACGATTACCCAGGCAACACAGGACTCAATACTGCAACGATTGTTTGTGCTGATTGGATTAGTCGTGCCGGTCGAATTAACGCAAACAGCGTTGCACTTACACAGTCACCATGCGATTTTCAAATAGGCGTACTTGAAATAGCCATACTGCCGTCGGACATGAACACGATTAGTTTTGGTTCAGCGTCTACAGCCAGCGGAACAACCTACACAGGGTCATTTACCAATTACTTAAACCTGTTGGTAACCACAGAACGGGGCTACTGTTTCCAATTTGCCAATGAATTGTTTTTTATTGGTCGTAACTATGTTTCTAGTTTAAGTCCTGTTCTTACAACTATTGGCAGAACGACAGGGCTAACACAAATTGCCTATCAAACATTCCAACGGATTCAGAACGGCACACAGTTTATTAACACGGCGACAGTTTCACCTAACGGCCTAGCCAGTCAAACGAGCACTAACACCAGTTCTGTGTCGACTTACGGCGGCGCCTTTTATTCTTCATCAACAGTTGATTACAACACCACGCAGGCTTTAGGGAACGCTGATTGGATTGCCAACACTTTTAGCGACCCAGCCGATTTACGATTTGCATGCACTTTTACTGATGTAATGCAAAACGCGTCTGCTTTGGAATCATGGTTAGGCGATGTTTTTGATGGTGCCAATCGCACAATTAACTTGTCCTATCAAGTGCCTGGCGGTTCTTTAACTACTACGGCTGTTGTTATGGAAGGGTTCACAATAAATGTGACGCCTGAATTGGCGGAATTTGCTTGCACTTTTAGCCCGTTGCAGTACTACCAATTCTTTACGCTTAATAGCAGTACTTTAGGTATTTTGGATACCAGCCGTCTGGGCTGGTAAAGGAGAAAACATATGCCCAATCCCAACACAGCCTTCTCTTCTGGT